TGATGATATCGTATAATCATTGGTTGGTTCTAAACACACACCATTTAAAAACACTAAAACATCATTAATACCATATGTAGTTGACGAATTTACTTTTTTGAGAGTGACTTCTGTTTGAGCAGCAGTTCCACTTGCAATTGTTGGTGCAGTTCCTATTGTATTACTATTAGTAGATACTGTATAATCTATATTGAGTTTTGCATTAGTCACATTAGCATCAACAATACTTGCAGTTACAACAGCATTCGATGCAAGTTCATCTGCACCAACTGCATCATCTGCAAGCATAGAATTTTCAACTGCTCCTGCTTGAATTGTTGCAGTACCAGTTACATTTCCCGAACCAGTAAAAGATGCAGAAGTCCAAACTACATCTCCTGTCATTCCTATAGTTCTACCAGTTGCAAGCGCTGTTGCAGTCGTTGCATTTCCAGAAGTGTCTTGAGTTCCAGAAGTATTCACTCCAGGCAAATTTATATTTGCAGAACCATCAAATGAAACACCTCCGATTGTCCTTGCAGTTTCAAGTGCAGTTGCAGTATCAGCATTTCCTGTTACATCACCTGTGACTGCACCCTCAAGATTTGCAACAATCGTTCCCTTTGTTCCAGAAACAACCTCTGAACTAATCGTTGCATCTGGAACAAAGGTAAGTTTTCCAGCAGAATCATCGAATCCAACAAATGCAGTTTTTGCAACAGATCCATTATGATATTGCATTGCGAGTCCAACATCTTTATTTGTGTCGGCACTCAATGCACCTCCACCAGATGCAGTTTGTAATGTCATAATTGGGTCAACTACAGTTGTCGTTGTAGAATTGACTGTAGTTGTAGTTCCACTTACAGTAAAGTCACCAGTTACAGAAAGATCTTGAGATATAGTTACATTTCCACTAGATGCAATTGCGATTGCATCCGTATCAGAAGCAGAACCAATATTTCCACCATCTGCAATAGTAAGTTGTGATGCTGATGTGACTGTTCCTGTGAAAGTTGGATTTGCAAACATTGTTGCTTTACTTTCATTCGTAACATTCTCTAGTCCAAGTGTCGTTCTTTGTGCAGCTGCATTTGCATCGTCAAGAAGTGCCTTACCAGCAACAGTTAGGTCAAATGTTGCAACTGTTCCTGAACCTGTGAACTGAATACCTTTGTCAGCTGCAGAAGTCAACCCTGCAATTGCTGCTAAATCGGCATCATATGCCTGAACATCTGTCCCTATTACTAATCCTAAAGTTGTTCGTTGTGCAGAAGCGTTTGCATCATCTAAAAGAGCTTTTCCTGCATTGGTCAAATCATAGACCGCAGCAGTACCGCTTCCAGTAAACTGAATACCTTTGTCGGCTGCAGAAGTCAGTCCTGCAATAGCTGCAAGGTCTGCATCATATGCCTGAACATCAGAACCAATTGCGAGACCAAGTGTAGTCCTTTGTGCAGCTGCATTTGCATCATCAAGAAGTGCCTTTCCAGCCGTAGTCAAATCATAAACCGCAGCAATTCCACTTCCAGTAAACTGAATTCCTTTATCTGCGGCCGAAGTCAACCCTGCAATTGCAGCTAAGTCAGCGTCATATGCTTGAACATCAGAACCAATTGCAAGACCAAGATTTGTTCGTGCTCCACTAGCAGTTGACGAACCAGTTCCTCCCTCCGTTACTGGCAAATCTCCTGTGACATCGGTTGTTAAATCTATTTGTCCTCTTGTTATTGTCTGTCCACTAATGGTGATATAATCATAAGACCCTGAAAGTGAGACATTCGTAGAATTGTCTGTTCCTGCCGCATCAACTCCCAAACTTGTTCTTGCAGTTGCACCCGATTCATTGACCCAAACAGTTCCATTATGAACAAGAAAATGTCCGTCCGCTGGTGTAGAAAGAGATGTATCATTTAATTCTGCAAGTGTGTCTTCAGTTGCAATTTGTGCATCAACATATGCTTTAATGGACTGCTGAGTTGCAAGTTGGGTAGCACTGTCAGACGCCATATTATCTTCGTCCAATATAGCAGTACCACTTACACCAGTATTCAAAACTGGACTTGTTAAAGTTTTGTTTGTGAGTGTTTGTAAATCAGTAGTACCGATTACATCACCAGAAGGTCTTGATTTTCCATGCCACGATTGAAGTGCAGAACTAAGAGCAATATCAGTTTGGTCATTTCCAGAATCATCAGTTGCAATTACATAAGTTCCGTCAAAATTTAAATTGGTTCTATCAGTAAGGTCTGACCCTGCATTCTGCATTGTGTGTGCAGAACCACCTCCACCAGAAACAGTAGCAAATACAAATTTTCCAGTTGAACTATTATATTTGAGATATTTGTTGTTTGCAAGATCGGTAGTATCAACATCATCCATATTCAAGATTCTGACTTCACCAGAACCAGGCCCCGCAACTGCAATCTTCTGAATCCATTTTTCGAGTTTTTCTATTCGTGCAGAAACAGGATCAATTTCTTCTTTCTTTTCTTTTAATGACTCTTGTTTTGATATTGCATCAATTACTGATTCAAATCCAGAGACAGTTTCTTCTTCCTCTTCGGCAGGCGTTTCTTCTCGTAAATCAACTTTCTCAATATCTCCAACTGGTTCTTCAACAACATCCTCTCGCCGTTCCTCTGCATTTTCAATAATTTTTGATTCACTTCTAACAACCGCTTCCTCTCCTCCCAATACTTGAAATAAATTTTCTAGAGATTCTAAAGTTTTTTCTTCTTTTTCTGCCTTTATTTTCTCTATTTCTTCTTTGACAGATTGATACCGAAACAAAGGATTTTTATGATCTAACTCTTCCTTGAGTTTTGCATATCTATGGAGAGGATCTTTATTGTTAAGTTCCTCTTTCAATTCAGCATATTTTTCTGTAATATCATTCATGTTTTTTCCTAGAAATAGATTCTCTAGTATTTATTTTTATCAATTGTTTCTACATTTTGAACTTGTTTGACATAACAATTCTTTAAGTCCATCTAATGTAAAAATAACTTCTCCTACAAATAAATCAAAAATCCATTTTAATCCATCCAAAACAAAATCACCAACCGGCCCCTGAAATACAAAAACAATAATTGCCCCAGACATTCCCCACAAAAAACTCATATAAGACCATTTGAGATATTTGTACTTACTTAATGCAAGAACCTTACCTTGTCCGTATATATCCCCTGCAAGTGCATCATATATTTTATCATCGGTCATCAATTTTTCTGCATAGTCTGCTTTGTATTCATCTATCGGGAGATGTGCAAAATGTCCGAAAAATAACGGATTGAAAAAAGGAGATTTTCTGTCTATGTCTCCTGTCACATCTTTTGGATAGGCTGTTTTTGGTATGATTGCAAATATTGCAAAAAGAAGAGAAAAGAAACATCCGAATGCAAATGTTAATAATGGCCATTTCATCAATTCATTATCAAGATTTGCAATAGTAACAGAAAACACGATAGATGCAACTGTAATCATGATATTCGCTTTTGCATCCGCCATCAATCCCAATCTCATTTGATTGCCATGATTGACTCGTAAAATATTATCTACAGCAGTACGATCCTCTGGTACTTTTTCAAAAGGATTTTCTTCCGAATCGCCATTTTTCTTGGAAAAAGGGGTAACATGGCTCATATATTTTCCGTTAGAGAAAGTTATTTAATTTTCTTTCACAATAATCTTCTGGTACACCTCCTCCACACTTCTTCCAAGTTGGTTTTATTGTACACATTTTTCCCTGTACATAAGTGCAAGGAAAATGAGTTTTTTCATATTTTTTTTGTAACCTGTAACTATTTGCAAAAATAAAAATAATATAAACCACCAATAAGAAAACAGTACTCCCGAATATCCATTTTAGAAACCACATATTTTCCTACTTCAAGGGCGGTGCATACAACAATCCTCCCTTTGTATAAAGTTTGTTTAACCCTCGCTTCAATGCAAGTGGTGTATTTTCCCCCACATTTCTCTCATATATTTCTTCATAATTTCCAACTTGTTTTATTACACTATATGCCCAAGTTGCAGACAGTCCTAATTTTGACCCAAGATGTGGATGTTCTTTTCCATTCATTTCTCCCATAAATCTTTTAATCAGAGGATCAATATGATTTACAAATTTATCAATATTTTCAGAATTGATTTCATATTCTTCTGCAATGAACAATACAAAAATTGTCCATCTAACTATATCAGACCATTGTTGATCTCCATATTTGACAACTGGCCCAAGAGGTTCTTTTGAAATAACTTCTGGAAGAATCATGTGCCAATCTGGATCTGAAAATTGTAATCTATTTGATGCAAGACCAGAACGATCTGTTCCGTACATATCACAATCACCCCTCAAGTATACACTTTTGGGTTTTTCTGGTGTTTTAACTTCTACTGGAACATATGTAATAAAATGTTTCTTAAAGAAATCTTTTATGTTCTTTGCAGCAGTTCCAGTTTCACTAAAACATATTCTTGCACCTTCCATCTGTTTTGCAGAAGACACACCAAGAGTTTTTCTGACCATAAACCCCTGACCATCATAAAATGTAGTTGGAAGAAATTCTAATTTTTTAAGAACATTTCTTGAAAAAGTGTATGTTGTTGCAGCGGAAAGAACATCAATCGTGCCATCAATAAGAAAAGAAAATCTTGTCTTACCATCTACTTCGATAAATTCTACAGCATCTGCATCTCCGAAAACTGCAGCTGCAATAGCACGACAAATATCTACATCAAAACCGACCCATCGTTGACCATGTTCGTCTGTCCATATCATTTCCGAAAAGCCTGGAAAATCTTCCTTTGTTCCACAAAGAACAACTCCCCTCTCTTTTACACGAGCAAGAGTCATTCCATAAGTTGGATTATATTCTTCTCTTATTTCTTTTGGTTCTAGAATTACATTGTCGGCAGGATTTCCCTCAGCAGTAGAATCTATTGCAATCATCCAGAATGCCCATACTAATGCAATTATTACTTTTCCCGATAATATCCACATTACTGCAATGCTCTGTAAATAGCCAGAAGTTCTTCATCTGGAATTGGAGTTGTCATTGTATAGTATCTCTGGTGACCAACCGACATAAACGCTTTAATATCAGAAAAACTAGGATATTTGGTAAGAAGGTTGTGCAATAAATGATCTGGACTTAAATGACAAGATGCACATTGATTATCTCTTGCAAAAACTCTCGTTCCTTTTTTAAATCTTTCCGATTGAACCAATACTGAATTAAGGTCTTTTTCCATCCATGTAACTTTTTCATTAATGTCTGGAATAACCAAAAAAATTAAATATACTAATAAACCAATTATAGTATAAATGAAAATTCTACTTGATGCAACCAGATTTTTAGTTTCAATTTCAATCTGTTTTACTGGTTCTAGCTCCATCACATCTACGTGCTCATCTGCGATAGATTTGGGTGCTTTCTTTTGTTCTGCCATAATTTACCTCACTTCTTTCCTACTTGGTTTAACTTTTTGGTTATTTGTTGTTGAAACCATTTGAGAACAATTGGTATGCTCACGTTTGATGTCAACCCAAAAAGATAACCTATAGGATACCGATAACTTTCATAAGTTGCAAGTTGTGGAACATTTGTAAATACAATTGAAATCAACAAATATCCAGTTGCAGACATACCCATGTTAATTAACAAATCTAATAGAATCAACCATGCATGACCACTATACTTATCCTTATTATCTTGTCTATAATTAAATAGAAATATCCAAAAAGATGAAAAGAGAACTAATCCCAACATCATCAATTCAGAAGTATTAAAAATATCAATCATTTTTCTTTGTCTCTTGTTTAACCAATTTTAATAATTCTGCTGTACTACCAACAAACAATGCATTGGTTACATTTTGTGCTCTATTGACTTCCTGCCTTTCTCCATCATTTTCTATTATTTGTTTCTTACGATGGAGTTCCATTAATTTTTCTTGTGTATCGGTCATGTTTTTCAATAATTGACCAAATACTTCAAATGCTCTCGGCGATTCTTCTGCTTTTGCTATATCCAAAAGTTCATCCATAGCATCCCTACCACGTTCAATAATATGATACATATTTTCACGAGCATATTGAAAATCAGTATCCTCTTGTCCTTCCTTGTCAACTACAGTAGGGAGAACTTCGTTTGTATTTAGAATTTCAACCGATTCTTCTGGTATATCTTCAACGAGATTTAAATGTTTTTCTATTCTATTCTCGATTAATTTTTCAACTTTCATTAACTATCTGTTCCAACTACTGGATCATGTGTTACTCCTTGAGGAAAAAATTCAAAAGTTTCACTAAATCCAAAATCTTCATCTGTTATATCTGAGGTTTTTGCGGTAACTGTCGCTCTACTAACTGTTGCTCCAGCAGAAGCGGCTGCAGAAGAATTTTCTGTCAAAATTCGTATTCTTGTTGAATCATCATAATCGTGACTATTCAATATTAAATAATTTGTTGAATAAGAAGTACTATCTTCTGAAACAAAATATATAGGGTCAACCACAGAAGCATTAGACATAAGATGTGTATCAACCGCAACCGTTTCAATAACTTTTGCATTGTCCGATATATCTGGATATAAAAATCCTTTCATTGTAAAAGAAAGAGTCCAAATAATAGACCGTCTTGTTGCAAAATCTCCCTCATATGTATCTTCGCTTGTTACTGAATTTAGCACAAGTGGGATATCTCGTACTTCTTCCATAGAAGAAACAAGATTCATTGTTACTGTAAATTCAGGAGTAAAAAATGGGAGAATTTGTTCTAAAATTTGTGTACCATCTTCTGCATTTTTTACAAAAATATAAAGAGAGAATTCCCAATTATAAGGAACTGGATTGAATTGTTTCTTGAGTCCAGTTGTTCCTTTTTTAACATTACGATTCAACGTATTGAGTTTTCTCACACTATCATAAGTCATTGAAAGTAATTCAAACCCCATTCGTGGAACAGTAAGAGCTACTTTAGGATTTAAATTAGGGTCAGAACTGATCCTAGTCAACATCTTGTCTTTAGGACCATACGAAAGAGGAATCTTAATGACTTCGGTTACTGCATCAGAACTATCTGTTTTACGAACTTCTATAGTATTAAATAACGAACCAAATGCAACCACCATCTTTCTTGAAATTTGATGATAAAAATATGTTCCAAACATTATGGGTTTTCTCCAAACGGATTAGATTCAGAAAAGTCAAAAACGGAATCTGCATCAATCTCAAATTGTTTGTTACTAGAAACTTTATCAGAAGTTGAATCATCAATAGTCTGAAGGGTTTCAGATGTTTCATCTGTTGTAATCTTAGTTGCATAAGTCCCTGTCGCTAAACTTGTTGCACCTGTTAAAATTTCTCCTACTGTAAATGTACCTGTCATATTAATAAGATAAAGATAACTAGTTGCAGAATCCCATCGTGCAACTTCACCTGTAACAGCAGAAGTTCCACCTGTGACTGTTTCTTCTTCAGTAAACGTTCCCGAAACACTTGATAATTCAAATGTACGAACAAAAGATTGTTTCTGTTCGATTACATCAATCGTATCAATTCCAGTATCAAGAGTCTCATCAGAATAGGTGAAGAGTTCACATGTCAAATCGAATGTTGGAAGTGCGCCATTCTGATAAAAAGGTGTTTCATGTTCTACGAACATAATTTGGAAAAGTTTACTGGTCAAACCGAAATAGATAAGATCACCTTCTTTCGGCCGTGTTCCTATATCTAAACCTTCCCATGCTCGTCTTGACATGGAAAATATAATTTGATCACGCACTTCCAATCCAAATTTAGAAACAAGATCTCCCTCACCCTCAAATCCATCAACCGATTTGATGTACATTTCAACCGAGTATGCATCTTTATATTCAGAAATAGAATCTTCACCCAATATTGTATCTTCATTTACAAGAGTCCTTGGAATATAATTTACATCATATCCAGTAACTTGAATTGATTCAGAAACAATTGAATGTAAAAGTTCTTGATCATTTCTCGCATCAAATGTACGAAAATAAGAATTCGTTGGCATTTGGTTATCCTACGTAAAAGTTATCTGGTAATGAATATTTCAACTGCATTTCTTCTTCTAATTTTTCAAGTTCTGTATGTCCGTCATCATAAATTTGTCTGCCATTTAAAGTTGCACCCCCTGGCAGTTGCATTCCTTCAAACTTGATTAAATTTTGACCCCATTGTTTCTTAAAAAGAGCTGTCGTATATTTTTTCAAAAACAAATCATTGTATATTTCTGTATATGTACCACCATCTATTTTTTTATAACATTGTACAACCAACCAATCATCTATATCGGTAGCATCATCCCAATCCATATCTAAATATAGTTTATCTGTCAGTCGATTAAATCTTATTTGTCGTGATGCACCACTTGAAAACATTTGATTCAACATAGAAAGATTTTGTTTAGTAATTGCAAAATCTGCTAATTTTCCAGAACTTTTAAGAACACCTGGCAATTCATTAAGTGCAAATTGATATTCAACTGAAAACATATCATTTGAAGAAAGAGCTCCAACAGGAAGAACATCTCTAACCCCTATGATAGTATCATCAATTGTTAAATACTTATTATCATAATTACCAAAAGAAACTGCTGTTGCTTGTGTTGCATGAGGAACACCAGTTGCACCAGAACTTGATCCTGTAACTGTTTCTCCTGCCGTAAATGTAGCGCCAGAAGTATTTGCGGCTCGGAGACCATTCCCATCTTTGTGTTTAAAAAATTTCAAAACAGTAGAACTTGTAACTTTTTGAACTTCGGCAGTTGCATTTGAAGTTCCACCTGTAATTGTTTCTCCTACTGTAAATGTTCCAGTTGATGCACTTGCAAAGGTTAATGTACTTGCGGCCACTTGTTCTGAATAATAATGTACTTCTGTTCCATCAAAATGATATTCTTGAAACATTTGAATTGATTCATCAATCATGTCGTTCATTTGCTCATCTGCTAGATTGATATCAATTACTGGTTTGCCGAGTTTTCTCAGACAATATTCTTTTAATTCTGTAGTTGATGCTGGTTGTGTAGAAGACATATTTTTTATCCGTTGTTAATTTCAGCGGAAGGACTAATCGTTATCAAACCTTCTGCAAGTCGTTCTTTTGTTGTTCCATCACTTTGGGTGTAGGTTAAACTATAATAGTATTTACCCTCTGCGAGTGCTGCTGTTTGAGATGCAGTCAAAGAGAAAGTGCAGTTTGCACCAGTAAGAGAAGTAGTGAATGTTTGAAGGGTATTTGCATATGCGAAATTCTTGATAATTCCGCCCGCAACCGTACCAGAGGAAATAGTTACAGCTGCAGAAGAGCTGTTCTCTGCACCTATTGTCTTTTCGAACGTGGCACCTTGATCGATGGTGTATTGTTGTGTTTTTTTCTTGAGTGAAACTGCCATAGTACTTCCGTAGAGAATGAT